TAGAATCAAACATTTCATTTAATGGTTTTCTTGTATCTGAATATTCAACCTTTTCAGGATATAATAGACCTGCCTCTTGACTCATTTCAGTATGTGGTTGTAGTTTACCCTTTTCTATATAATCAAAATTACTGGTCGTTATAGTCTTATTAAAGGCATCGTGGCTCACCACTTTATTGGCATAAAACCCTTGCGTAATATTTTCTAATGCGTCAACTGGTTTACCGTATTCGTATCGTATGACAGAGCTGAGGCGTCTTTCAACATCTTTAATTTCAGGTTGTTTAGCATTTTCTGTAATAGCATTTATCATCTTTTGAAATCGCCATTTAGGTGGCACACTTGCACCTAGACCACCTACTGCCATCATACTAGCAAATGACCTAAAATAAAACCCTTGACTTGTTTCATAAAATACATAACCTGCATTTTCTGGAAACTTTGATGGTACTGCACTCTTGGCCAATAATCTAATTGCCTCATATGGATTTAAATTAGGTATTACTATTTTAGGATTAGTGGCCGTTGGTTCAAAGTAAAATGGTTTTTCTGATTTAAGATAGTTTCTAATTATATCATTGATACCATTTTCTACTGGACCTGCATACGCCTTACTTATTCTGGTAATTTTATTATTATACATTTCAGGCGAACAAAAGAATATTTGATAAAATTGTGCCTTCTCTTGTTGTGGGTCAATCTTAACTTTATCTACTTTGTATATTTGTAATGGTATGCCATTCTCTTCGCTAAAGTCATAACCTGGTGTACCTGGTGAATTAAATTTTAATGCTAATCTTTCTAAACCTGTGATAGGTAATATTGTCCTGATATCTTGCATATCATAAACAATAACTGAGCCAACAATGTTATTTGAAAATACGTCTTCAGCAATCTCAAAGTTAAGCATTACGCCTTTTATATCTATTGAGACTGGTAAACCTTCTTCGCTATCGTGTACGTATGATAATATTGTTAATTCTTCTAGGTTATATTGTCCTGCTTTATCAAATACGTCTCTATCAGTATGTGCCATATCATTATTTTCTTATCAGATTTCTAAACTCATCTACAAAATTTTGTAAATAATTAGGTTGCAATAATTTTATTTGTCTTTTCTCGTCTTGTAATCTTCTTTCATATTCATAATTACTAACTGACTCTGCACCTGGTTCATCACTATTAACTTCTAATTTATGTGTGTAATCACTAGGTCCTTCACCTGTTTGTTTACCACTTTTTTGTGTAATCTCATAATGATGAATACCATTCGGATTATCATACTTGTCGGCCAACATTTGTTGAAAATTAAACTCGTCTAATGGCCAATCGTGATATCTGTTTACTACATTATTCAATAAACATACAACCCAAAAAAAGTCTGTACTACCATATACTTTGTAAGCAATAGTTTCAGGTGAATCACCTTCAGGCACCTCAAACTTATCAAACAAAGCAAGGTTGTTTGCTATTTTACTTCTTACTTTTACTCTTCGCCATATATCAGTTATTTCTTTTGTATCAGTAGGATTGCCTGTGATACTATAATTTATGACTGGAAATTCATTAAAGTATTGCATTATGCTCCTTGAATAATATCATCTTTAGTTAATATTCTGTCCTCTGTAAAGTTCACCGTTAGTTTAGTGTGTACAGGCGAACCATCAGGAAAGAAACTAGGTTGACCATCTGGCGCATAATCAACTTCAACGCCAGTACAATAGCAAGCTGATATTAAATTTAAATTAGGGTTAACTTGATTGTTGTACATATAACTTATTCTAAAGTAGTTTGGTATTTCAAATAATGCACCTGAGTCACCTTTTTTACCTGGTGATGAGTTATATTTAAATATTGTTATGATGTCTTTTACTGCCTCTGCCTCTTTTGCGTTTCTAGGCCAAAAGTCAAATGAGTATGAGAAACTTCTAAAATCTGGTGAATCATAAAATTGTTCGTTTCTAGGATTTAATGCTGTACCACTTCTCTTTTGTAAAAATCTAATAGGGTCACCTGCACCTGCTAAACTAACTGCCTCACCTACTAATTTTTTACCTTGTCTTATTGCTATACCAGCAGTACCACCTAAAAATGCTTTTATTTGTTCGGCGCTATTATCAGCAGGTAAAGTTTGTTTCATTGCCTCTAAATCACCTGCTATACCAGCTGTGTCTGTATCATAATTTTGTGCATATGAAACTTTTATTGATGGTGGCATATAAATTGCAATAGCGGCCGTTGTAATAGACTTATCACTTAATTTAGAATTTACTCTTTTCTTTTTCTGTCTACCAGCAGCACTAATTAGTGGACTAGTTTGTGGACTATAACCTAAAAAACCTGATTCAAATATTATATAATGACCTAATTGTTCATTACCTAAATCTAATGGGTATTGTACAGGACTAAATGATAAAGGATTTTGTACTAATTTAGCTGATGGTGCCTGGTCTATGTTAAATGGTGACTTTTGTTTTAGTGAAGCCGCCACTTTACCTGCGTCTTTAGCACCTTGTTTAGATACAAAGTTATTAGCCACATTGGCCAAGAATGGTGTTGCTAAATTAGATATGTGATTTTTTAAACTTTTAAATGCCATTTATAAATACCTTTATCAATATTTATATAGATTATAGGTGATATATGGCAAAGAGTTATAAAGGATTATACAAACCCACGCACCCCAAGAAGTATGTCGGTGACCCCAAAAAGATAGTATATCGTTCTCTATTAGAGAGACGTTTTATGCGTTATTGCGACTTAAACCAAGACATATTATATTGGGCTAGTGAAGAGTTACCAATCAGATACTTCAATCCAATAGACAAAAAATTTCATAGATACTTTCCAGACTTTGTTGTAAAGACTTCTAAACAAAAAAAGTATATGATAGAGGTCAAACCATCACGTCAAATAGGTAAACCTAAACCACCAAAAAAGAAAACTAAATCGTATATGCGTGAGAGTTTTGAATATATCAAGAATCAAGCAAAATGGCAAGCAGCAAAATCTTATTGTGAAGATAATGATTTAGAATTTAAGATTATATCTGAAAAAGATTTAGGACAATATTAAGTAGGTATGCCTACTGCGTTTCTATCGTGGTAACCATCAACACTTACATTTAATTGACCGCTGTATATATCTGACTTCGCACTAACATTTGATTGTTGTACGGTATCACCACCTTTGTTGATAACGGTAACTGATTTTGCCTCTTCAGGTGATTTGATATCATCTGGATTAATTTTTGGTGTTACCTTATTCTCTTCAGCTCTTTGTGCCTGAGCAGTATATCCTGTTTCTTTTACGTTTGCGATTGCCTCTTCTAATTTACTCATAGGTATCATATCTGTATAAGCACCTGGATAATTACCACCAAATATAAGTATCTTTTCTTTCTTTGCTCTATCTTTATTCATCAAATGAGTTTGTTCTAAATTTATAGGCAGACCTCTTGTTTGAGTATATTCATTAATCATATCTTTATTCTCACCTAATTCTTGTTTTAGTGATTTACCTTGATTGACCAATTTAGGCATTTCTGCTGGTTCTTGTTCAAAAGTTTCAACGACTTCTCTTGATGGTGTATCAAATTTAATTTTACTCTTAATAAAATCAGGTAATGGTAATGCGTCTATAATACCATTGATTGCTCTTTTGATTGCGTTACCTATGCCAGAGAAAAAGTTTATAATTGGCGCAAACATATTTTTAACAAAACTCATAATCTTATCTGGTATACTGGTTACAAAATCTTTAATTTTAGTATATGCGTTTGAAAAGAATTCACCAACAGCCGTAAATATATTACTAAAGAAAGTAAATATTTCGTTTATATCTTTTGTGATAGTTTCTTTGGCTGTAGCATATGCATTTGTAAAGAAACCTATAACACTATCATATATGCCACTAAAGAAATCTTTAATACCTGTAAATAAATTACCAACATATTCGTGTATGGCATTTACCATTTTGTTCCAAGGTTCTGATATTAGATTTACCAAATCCATAAACAATGGTTTTAAGAAATTAATTATCATCAATGGTATTGCAAACACAGCTCTTACTATACCCTCAAATATATCATTAATACCACCTAATATATCACCTGAAAATAACTTTTTAAAACCATCAATAAACTTTTCTACGGTGCCAAATACAAAACTTAATGCCTCACCAATACCTTTTATAATACCTTTGATTAAGAAATCACCAATTGCCATCAATACATCAATAGCAGGTTGCATTTTTGTAATAATACTTTTTATTTTGTCTAATGCTGGTGCTAATGCTTTTGCTATTTCATCTGAATATTTGTAAACTAATGTAAAACCTAATATAAGAGCACCAAGAGGACCAAATCTACCAAATAATCTTACTAACAAACCACCTTTGCCAAAAAATGCTATGATAGGTGCAAATAGTTTTTTAATAAAACCAGCACCAGGCAAGGCACCTAAAAATCCAAATATACCACCACCCTTTTTCTGTTCATCATCACTACCTTGAGATTGGTCTGTTATTTTTAATTGTTCGTCTTCACCTGTTTCTTTACCTAATTCTGTTTGTTGTTGTTTTTCTAATCTTGCTTTATCTTTTTCAAAACCTAATGCTTTCTTTAATTGGTCAACAACATTGCCAACACCTCTTAAAGTTCTAACTTGTATGTCTCTTATTTGTTCTAGTATTTGTGATTGTGAATCTGTACTCTCTGCCAATAAAGCAGAGTTAGAAGTAGCAACTAGTGAAGACCCAACTACTTTTTGTTGTGCCTCTACTACAGCTAATGCTGTTCCTAGATTCTTTTCGGTTTTGTCTTCCATTTACCTACTACTTTTGAATATTAGTTTTCTTGCCGTTGACATATAGACCAAACCAGGCAGCGCCAGCACCAACAACAACTGATACTAAACCTGCTTGAGCGTTATTTGGATTATCTAATGCCATAAACCAAGTCACCACTTCGTAAAATGCATAACCATATAAGACCATCATAAGTCTTGGTACGGTTCTCCAGTTTGATAAAAATTGTGGTAACTCTTCTTTTAAAAACCACCAAACCCATTTAATTGAGCCTACTGCTTTTTCTTTTACTTGTAAGTTCATCTTTTATACTTCTCTCTCCAGTAATTTTTTCTTTTTAATAATCTTATTTCATATTCTAACGTGTCAATTCCCAATATTCTTTTAATAAAGTTTATCATTTCATTCGTTCTCTTTGTTTTTCTTTTTCCTCTTTGATATAATTAATCAAAAGGTTCACATATATTTCCCTTTCCCACGGTAACATCATATTTAATTCTGTCAAAGAATATTTATGATGTTGCATAAGAGCAAAATTCACTTGATAGTGATTTTCAAGTGTATCGTGTGAAAGGGCTACCCGAAAAAATCAGATAGACCTGTCAATGTAATATTACTCTTAACCTTGGTCTTTGGGTTTTCAACTTCAACTACGTGCTTCAATTGAGGCATAGTCTCATAAAATTTTTGAATATCCTTAAATGCTTTACTAGGAATACTCTCAACAAATTTGTCCATTTCCTCTTTTGAATAGTCAGACGCCAAATGCACATTCTCACCCTCTTGGATTTGATATATGCCTTTTGATATCACATCAAATAAAGTTTTACTATCTGCACCTTTAGCATAGTTTTTTGTAGGGTCAATAGAATTGATTGTAGGATATCTCATCAATACACCAATCTTTTTGTCCTCATCAATTAAAACTTTGTTTGTGTGTGAATCATCAACTTGTACATCAACTTTAGTTAAATCAACTTCAGCTTCTGCATAAGTTTCCTTATCGTCTGGACACAAAACTTTTAGTTTCGCTATCTCACCAACTGATTTAGACCTAATCTGTAAAAATACATATTCTAAATCGAAGGTAGGTAGTTCATCAACATTTAATTGACCAAACGTACAAGTAGATACTATATCTTTTAACGCTTGAACAATTTGTTTTTGATTTTGCGACTCAAGAGCCTGTAATAAAATCTTTTCCTCTTTCACTATAAAGGGTCTGTATTTTACCACAACGTCTGTTGATGGTAACGTCAACTCATAACTCGCTGTTTCTAATATAGGCAATGCCATAATATTATCTCCTTACTTATTATAAAAATGGTGGGAATACTCTTCCACCGGTAACTCTACCAATTGGTAGATTTCTTCTAGTTGTTTGTATGATATCTCTGCCTGCTCTTCTTATTTCAGGAGGCAATTTACTTAATAAACCACCAAACAATCCAAAATCTTTTCCTGCTTTTATCTCTGGTACATCACCAAAAGCGGCACCGACCGTAGCGCCTTCTACTTGGTCTATTGTCAAATTAATCCATCTTCTAAAATTTAAGGTCACAGGCAAATTAACTAATGAGTCGTTTTGGCTGTAATCATATGTCAATGCACCTATTGTTTGAGGATAAACCTCATAAAGTCTTACTGCATAGGTAACTCTATCTTTATCTTGTTCACTTTCAAATTGGCCTAACTGCATAATATCCATAGAACCAACATAGTCATCATAGTAATTCATATTGTGAGTTTGATAATTAAATATTTTTTTCTGCCAAGTTTCCCAAAATTGTCTTTGTCTTAAAAATTTATCACCATAAAAAGTTGCTTCAATTGTACCACTAAAACTATATGCATATGGCATTTCTCTTTTAGGTCCATACATAATATGGCTTGTTGTGTTTATGTCTCTACTAGGCATATCAATTTTATTACACATCATACCTATATTTCTAACCATAGTTAGAGATTCTAAATCGTTTTTAGTTCCTGCACTACCACCACCAAACTCACTTGCCAATACCTCTGATTCAGTTAATATTCTTTGAGGCGGATTTACCATAATTAAAAACCTATTTGGTCTTGCAACACCCTCACCTTGATTTACTTCAGCAATAAATCTGTTTATTGTTGATTCAGGATTACCACCAGGTTTTCTTCTTAAACGTTCATCAGCATTTACGTTATCAAGTGACCTATCTCTAGGTAAACCTACTCTGATATCGTAATTACCAATACGTCTTCCGCCTCTTAAAATAGCCATTTTAGTCCTTTATTAAATTACAAGTTTCTTTATTTGCTTGTAAACCATCTTCTTTGTTATACAACCAAACATATGAGTAAACAACATTCTCTTGTTTATCTACACATTTTTTACCGAAACTTAATTTTGGATTTTTAGGTATTGAACAACCAGCAATCAATAATGATACTACTATAATTATTACAATACTAGTTACCAAACCTAAAGTTTCTCTTACATCTTTCATTATATTTTCCTTCTACTATCGGCAAATACTTTACCAAGACTTGCCTTTTTAAATTGTGCTACAGGTAGGTATATCGCTATCGCCATTTCATCTACATCAACTCTTAAAAAATTACTCTGTACTTGACGCCAAAGATATTTTTTAATGGCTGGTTTAATTAGACCTATACCTTTTACTGCGTTATAGGTCACCTGTAATCTTGTTGAGCTATCAAATTTACTATTGGT